GTCTTGACGTGAATATGCTGTTGCAACTCCAACAGAGCCTGTTGTTGATGATAATGCGTTTGGTGTGGCACTTCCTGCAACTGGTGATGAAATGGTTTGCCAAGATGCTGCGCTTTCTGAAGTGGCAATTAACGCCTGCCCGGTAACTGGAGCGCTGGAACTAACAGTTACTGCTCGAATACCTGTAACAATAGGAGTCGTGGCGTTGCCAGCAAGATTACCTGCTAATCTGATAATTCCTTTTGCATCCGTAGACGCATCACCAATAGCTGGGTTAGGAGTTTGCCAGGCTGCAGTGCTTTCAGAAACCGCAGTCAGTACCTGACCATTAATTGGTGCAGTAGCGCCAATGGTTACAGTTCGAATACCTGTAACTATAGGGGAAGCGGCTGTTCCACCTAAATTTCCATTTAACCTAATAATACCTTTTTCTTCTGTGGTAGCATCTGAAGGAGCCGAGCTAGCAACGTTAATAGTTAATGCGTTGCCCGGTCCTTCATCCACAAAACTAACATTTGCCCCTGCAGTTAAAACACGCTCATTTGATAATGCTCCGTCTGAAGTTAAAGTAAGATAACTAGAGTTTGTTGGAGCTACAGAATCAGGAACATATTGTGTTCCATTATATTTTAATACTTGCCCAGTAGTTGGAGTAGTGTTAGAAACTGGAATACTTTGAATACCAATTACTTTGATATCCATTGGGTTTCCGCCCAAATCACCTGACAAACTAATGCCGCCACCTCCACCGCCAATGAAAGCATTTTCTAATTCTACTAATTTGTTTTTAACAGTAGATGAGGTTCCAGATGGTTTGGTTCCTAACTCTGATTGAATAGAAATTATGGCATTGCGCAAGTCATTTACAGTCTTAGAACTAACGGGTGTGATGTTATCACTAACAAGGGGTAGTGTAAGAGAGTTATCTATTTGTGCGGGATATTTTGTTGCCATTTGTAAAATATGCTATAATATTATTGACAATCAGAAATAAGTTTTTTAAACTCCTCATCTGTTATTTCTATGACATTAGTTATTTTTTTAAATTCATTAGAGTGATCTTTTGCCTGAATTATTAAAATAATTTTACCATCGTTCTTTTTGATTTCTACAAAAGAACCATCATCGAAATTTATTTTCATACTACCTTATTTAATTTGGCTAAATTAAATCGGCGGTCTTCATCATAACCTTCATAGTTTATGAATTTTTTAAATTCTTCTGAAGATAAATATGAAATTATTTTTTTATCAATCATTGACAAACAATTGTTTAAATAATTAACTATTCTTGTTTCTGCTTTTGGACTAGAAACATATGAAATTATATAATCTCTCATTGCAATGAGATCTTTTACATTTTGTAAATCCATTACTCTCCGATTTCTTCTTCAACAGAACGCTTGAATGTTCCATCATCTAAAATTTGGTCGTCATCTTTCAAATTATATTTTTTAAATATTTGAGAAACAAATAAACGATATTTTAATTCTAAATTTTCATTTTTTAGAAATGCCATTTCAGCATTTGTCTGAGCATCTTTTTTCGCTTCAGAAATCTTCTTTAAATTATCTTGATCTTCTTGTGATAAACATTCTGTACTTTGTTCCATATACACCTCGAAACTTATATATCAGTATAAAAAAAAACACAACAAAAATGTTGTGTTTTTATTAAATTAAAATTAATATCTTTTAAAGAAGTTTTGCGGCTTCAGTAGCAAGAGCAGATCTTTCACCTTGTGTTAAAGTAATATGACCTGATAATTCTGATTTTTTAAATTTATCAATAACATATGATAAACCATTATTCATAGCATCCAAATTTTTATTATCAATTTGAAGAAGATCTCCAGTAATAACAATTTTAGTTCCTTCTCCAGCTCTTGTTAAAAGAGTTTTAATATCTTCTTTGCTTAAATTTTGTGCTTCATCCAAAAGAATAATAGCATTAGAAATGCTGCGCCCTCTAATAAAGGTAATTGCATCTAACTCTATTTTTCCTTTTTTCTGATACATTTCAAGATTAGCTTTCCAAGTTGCTCCTTGTGCAGAGAACAATACTTCGAAGCTGTCCATGATGGCAGAAAAGTGTGGAGCTATTTTTTCAGACAATTCGCCAGGCAAATAACCAAGCTCTTGACCAACGCTTTGTATGGGTCGATAAATAATCATTTTTTCATAAAACTTCTTATTAATTACCTGCTCTAAACAAGCCGCCACACAAAGCAAACTTTTTCCAGAACCAGCCATACCAACTATTGTACAAAGATCCACATTACGATCCATTAAAAGATTGATGGCAAGCTCTTGTTCTTTATTTCTAGGAACCAGACCCCAAGGGCTTTGAAATGAAACTTTTTTCAGTTTGTCTGGCGCTGTTCTTCTTGCCGAATTAAGAACCTCGCCATCTTCTGAAATAAAATTAACAAATTCATTTGGATAAAGATTTAACTCATAATCTTGAGGATCAATATATGTTTCTGTATGAATATCTGCAACTGCTTGATCATTCATTTCATCAATGAAACCCATATACATATCTTCGTACTGAGCATCTGAAATGTTTAATGTAATTGCTTTAAGCCCTCTGGACTTAGCTTTCATTCGAAGATTAATGTCATTTGACACAAGCGTTGTGTCTGCGCATTCTTTCATCCAATCGAGAGCGCAAGCAAGAATTTGAGTATCTCCATAATTTGGATCTCCTAACCCTTCGTATTCTTTTTGATTTAAATCTCTAAATTTAGCATCTATTTTTAATAGACAATTTCCTTCAACTTTAATACCATTGACAATATCAGAGTTTCCTGATGTAAGCTCATCTAAACTTCTAGTTGCTTTTCTGGCATTTTTACCAGCCTCATTCATTTGTTTTTTTAAATTATCTAATTCAGATAATATTGCTATTGGAAGTATAATATCAGCATCTTCAAAGTGCTCGTATGCATGTGGATTGCTAACAAGTGCCGAAGTATCTAGTACAAAAATTTTCTTCATATATCTCTTTTATTCAGATGTTTCAATGTCCTCGTCGAATATTGTATAAAAATTATACACCATTTCCTGATATAATTGGTTTTTTATATCTTTAGAAAAATCTCTTTTTAGTTTATAAGTAGGTTTATGCCATCTTGCAAGAAGGTCATCTTCCATATAAACTTCCACATCACCTGTGTCTATAACACGGAGTTTGTTTTTATCTAACATTTGAGAAAAATTAATTTTTTCTTCTATAGTTAGATCTGAATAATTAGCTTGCAATATTTCATCTTCAAAGCCAAGCATTTCTAAAAGGCATTGAAGGAATTTAAATTTTTCTTCCTCTTCTATTTGATGAGTATTATCTTTATAGTTGAGACGCAGCTTTATCTCCATCTTTTAAAATGCCTTTAAATTACCCTCATGTAAAATTTTCTATTTTTTTAAATTTAGAAATACATTTTAAAACCTCAGAACAGTTTTTAGTAAAATAAATATTTTTCCCTGGAGCGGAAATCATAAAATGAAAATTTGGTATTTTTGTAAAAAATCCAATTTTATATATTGACAAAAACTTCTCTACTAATTTAAAGTCTTCTTCATATATAAAATTGGACACATGATAATAACTTGAATCTATCTCCATAAAGAAGATATAACGAGGTTAATAGTTTTTAATCAGTAATTCTTTGATTGTTTTTCTTCCGTGATTTTCTGCAGAAATAGATCTGTTTGTATAAATTTCTTTTATAGAATAATCTTTATACAAATTTTTAATTGTGTCACAATCAGAATTAGACATTAAAACTTTTACATTTTTAGTTGTCATAATATCCACTTGTTGTTTTAAATTCAAATGCTCTTTATGGCGAAATCCTTCTTTTGTATAAGAGACAAAATTAGAAGTTTCTGATACGGGATAATACGGACTATCTAAATAAATAAAATCACCATCTTTTGCTGTCATTAAAACTTTTTCAAAGTCAGCTTCCAATATTGTAGCTGATTGTAATTTATCAGAAAATTTCTGAACTAATTTCATATCATGAGACATGTTTTTTAATTTCCCGTAAGGAACATTGTTATAACCAAATGAATTCACACGCCACAAACCTTGAAAACATGTTTTATTTAAATAATAAAAACGAGCTGCTCTAAAAAATTTATTTGATTTTGAATAATCTTTTTCGCGGTCCAATTTTCTTATTTGATAATATTCTTTTTCTTCATTTTTAAAATTTGAAAATTCAGAAATTACTTTTTCATAATCGGATTTAATGCAATCTAGAAAATTTACCAACTCTGTATTGCTATCTGCTAATATAGCCTGATTTTTAAAATCAGTATTAATATATACTGTTGCCGATCCTAAAAATGGTTCATAATATGTTCCTTCAAATTTTGGAAACTCATTAATAACTTCTTTGCATACTCTTGATTTACTTCCCGCCCATCTCAATATTGATTTCATTACGCCTCACATGCTTTGCATTCGTCTTCTGTTCTTGAAGCCATATCACCTTTAATAACACCTTCTGAACGAAGGTAGTATAAAGTTTTTAACCCAGATTTCCATGCCGCCATATGAACTTCATGAATATATTTTGGACTTGAATTAGATGCAAAAAATAAATTTACTGATTGTGCTTGATCAATATATTTTTGACGTTGAGCCGCTTGTTTAATAATTGCGTGCTGATTAATTTCACGAGCAGTTAAGAAAACTTCTTTTTCTTCAGCAGAAAGAAAACCAAGATGCTGCACACTACCCGATTTTTCGTTAATCGATTTCCATACCTCTAACAAATCTTTTCCTTTTGAGGCAAGCAATTTTTCTAAGGTAGAATTTTTCTTAATAAAAGTTCCTTTTGCAGATTTCTGTGAAAAAATATTTGCTGCAATAGGTTCGATGCCAGCAGAGTACCCTCCAGATATTGTTGAATTACTAACAGTAGGAGCTACCGCAAGGCAATGAGTATTTCTGCGTCCATGACCAGAACACCATTCAGGCTCTCCAAGCTCTTCCGATAATATTTTTGTTTCTTTGTCAGAACGCTCTCTAATTGTTTTGAATATTTCAGCATTAAGCATCATTGCATCAAAGCTTTCGAATGGTATCATTTTTTCTTGCAAAAAACTATGCCACCCAAGGACACCAATACCTATAGCTCGACCTTTAATTGCAGAGGCTCTTGAAGCTTCAAAACCATATACATCTTTTGATTTAAGAATATATTCTTCTAGAACCGCATCCAAAAATCTAACCGTTAATTCTACAACATCACTATCTTTCCATTCTTCATACCTCACAAGATTTAAAGAAGAAAGGCAACAAACAAAACTATGATCTGGATCTGTATATAAAGTTATTTCAGAACAAATATTTGAAGTTGAAACATGAAGACCCTTTTCCTTATAACAATCTGGATTTTGTGAATTTACATTGTCTGTGAAGAACATATAAGGCTCTCCAGTTTCTACTCGATTTTTCAAAATTTCTTGCCAAAGATGTCTTTTCTTTTGATCTCCATCTATCATTGAATTCATCCACTCATCACTTATACAAACGCCATGATTAAGATTTAAACATCTGCGATTCATATCTCCAGTGGGGCGACGAATATTAATAAACTCTTCAATATCTGAATGTTCAATTGGAAGATACGCTGCGGACGCGCCTCTTCGAGTGCTACCTTGACTAATTGCAGAAGTTGTTGTATCATAAACCTTGCACCAAGGAATAACTCCCTCTGAAGATCCGTTGCCTGAAATATTGGCGCCACGTCCTCGAACATCTCCAAGATAAATTCCAACACCTGCTCCTTTTTTAGAAAGCATTGCTAGTTCGTGATTTTTATGAAAGATAGAGTTAACACTATCTCCAACATGAATTGAATTGCAAGAAATTGGAAGACCACGATCTGTACCCATATTAGCAGCTATAGGACTAGCAAGACAAAGCCAATTCTTCCACATAATATCAAAAAATTTCTTTTCCCATTTTGAAGCGTCTTTATAATAAGATGCTGCAGCTTTAGAGACTCGCAAATACATTCCTTTGGGAGTTTCCCCTGGAAGAAGGTATCCGCCTTGCAAAGTTTTAAATCCAGAATCCTGCATCCACTCTGGAGCATCTCCATTTAATTTAAGCTCTTCTAATTTACTCATTTATCTTTTACCTCTTCTTCGTCCCATATATTAGAAAAATCTATTGTGCCACGAGAATAATCAGAAACTCTAGATGCGAAAAAATCACCGTGCGATGTTCCACCGGATAAAACATCGAACCAACTCATTTTATCCAAAGCTTCTTTGTCAATATTTTTCCAAACTTTTTTAAGTCCCAAATCATTTAATTTTGTGTTAGCTCTAAAGCGAATGAAATTTTTCATATCCTTTTCAGTAAGACCCTCTATATCGCCTGAAGCAAATGCTTTTGAAATAAAATCATCTTCCAATTCAATTGTCAATCTAGCAGCATCATAAATATCTTTTTTTAATTCATCAGTCCAAATTTCTGGAAACTCTGAAACAATAGTATTGAAAAGCCATACTCCCGCTTCTGAGTGAAGGCTTTCGTCTTTAATACTAAAAGATATAATCTGACCAAGACCTTTCATTTTATTAAATCTCGAAAAATTCAAAAGGATTGCAAATGAAGAGAATAAATTAACCCCTTCATTAAAGGCAGAAAATATTGCAAGACTTCTTGCTATTTCTTGTTTTGTTTTTCCCTTTGTCTCAACCAACCTATCTATTTTAGCTTTTGCCGTAGGTTCATAAAGAAAAGCTTCAAAATCTTCAAGACCCAATGACTGATTTAAATAAGCATACGATACCGCATGTATACTTTCAAAAGCAGAAAATGTTGCTGCCATCATTTGCACCTCAGGCTTCTTAATCCATTTTCCAACCATTTGACCCCAATATTCTTGAATAAATACTTCGGATTGAGTAAAGCCTTTAAGAATAAAACCAATTACATTTTTTTCAGTTTCTGTTAAATTCATTTTCCAATCATTAATATCAGAAGCCATATTAATTTCAGAATGAAGCCAATGTGATTGTTGTTGAAGCTCCCAAAATTCATACGCTTTCGGATATTCAAAAGGTGCATAGGTCATTCTTGGTGTTAAGATACTCATTAAGTAATTCTCCGTTTCATAGTTTAATATTTTCTTTAATTGCGTTAATGCTGTTTTCCATTTCTTTTACACAAATGGCTCGAGGAATTCGTAAAGAACGACAAATTTTATTTACTGACATAGGGCGGTCGCCCTCTAATCCAAATGCCATACACATTATTTTTTGCTGCTCATCATTTAATAAATTAATAGCATCAGCTATTGCTGATTTTAATTCGCTGTTTTCTGCGATAGCATCTGGTACAAAATTTTGTTCAATAACTTCTGGCATAAAGACTTCTTTATGAGGAGCCATTTCTTTTGCTACCTTGAGTGGGTATCGTATTGTTGTATGCTGATTCGCGGCACGAGAAATCTTTGTATGAATATACTGATGCGCCCAAGCAAACCAATTACCCATATCCGCTTTATATGTTTTCATAGCATTAAGAAGGGCTTCGCGCCCTTCTTGATTTAAATCTTCGTAATTAGAAAAAAGTCTATATTTACCTGTACGCATTTTAATAAGATAATCGAATTCTTTAATACAAATTTCTTCATGCTTTTTAAGCTCTTTTAAATCTGTTTTTGATTTAGAAGAATTGTATTTCTCTCTGGCATTAACGAAGTTTTCCATTAATTTATCTGCCTGTTCAATGTTTATCATTTGGTCTTGCTTTCGGGGGTAAGTTTATGTATCATTATTGCTAATAATTTAATTTTTTAAAATCTCTTCTTCTAAAATTTCTACGACGCTTTCAATCACGGCATTTCTTATTTCTTGGTCATCAGAAGATGATATTAATTTTAATAAATCTATTACTTTTTTAAGTGTTTGTTTTTCTAATTTATTCATCAACTGTATCCAGTTGATGCCCAACCGGACCCCTGAAGAATGAATGAAGAGCCTCCTGCAATTAATCGCTCGACAGGAACATTTTCTTTTCCTTCTGCTTTACAATGAGGACATTCTTCTAATTTATCTTTGATAGAGTGCTCCGCTTCAAATTCTCCGTGAGTTTCACATTTATAAATATAAGTTGCCATGTTTTTCCTTTGCGTAGGTATACAATTTACACACAAAAAGAAAAATGTCAATGTTTGACATTCTTCTTTTAATCAATCAATAGAATTTTATTTCTTTTTATTTTTATCTAACTGTTTAGTTAAAGCTTCATATTTAGTTTCACCTAAAAGGTTTGAATAGACGCGTTCTGATTTTTGCGCATCCTTCTTAAGTTTAGATGCGTCAGCCATAACTTTATCTTTATATTCTTGTCCTGTAAGTTCTACTATACCTCGGGAACTATTGTCGGAAATAACTCTAACAACAGTTTCTTTGTTGCATTTCGGACAAGTGGTTGGAGGATCTTTTGTTATGGAATAAAAATCTTCAAATTCATGCTGACATTCTTCGGAATTACAAATGTGGTTGTAGGTGGGCATGTATTATACACTTTCTTCGTAAAGTTTAGTTAGCAAAGCTGATAAAATAATGCAAGTTATCGCTCCGGCAAAACAATATATAACAAGATTTCTATAAGAAAATAAAATAAAAGGTGTAGCAATTAAATAAACAATTGCTGAAGACCACATACCTAAACAATAATAACATTCAAATAATTTATAGAAAAAAGTTTTTATATATTTTGTTCTAAAAAGAAGATTTCTAAATCTAGAAATAATATTAAAAGGACCATCCAATTCCTTCAAAGCGAAGGTCATTCCAAAAATCGCCAACATGTGTAATATAATCATTCTTCACCCAGTGTCAAGGTCTTACCTACCATTTCGAATTCTATATCATTAACCCATTCTTTTTTTAACTTTAATTTAAATACAGGATCCAAAACTTCAAAAACAATGTAAAACTTTCCACTGTCTTCATCTACTTCGCAGCGCACCGCCTCCGCAATAATTGTTTTACTTTGACTCATGTTTAAAAATCCAAACCATCAACATCTTCAGAGATGTCTTCTAAATCTGTGAATTCGTTTTTATTAAAATCATCTTCTTCTACAGGAATATCTGTAAGAGTTGAGCAAGCAAGATTTTTAAGCATAGAGAAGCTTCCTTTAGCACCTCTTCTATTTTTAATAATATGAATAGACATATCAGAATATTTTGACTCATTTTCACGATCTTCAATTTGCATAATTAGTGTACAGTTGGTAGCAATTTGTCCTGCTCGTGAAAGTCTATGAAGACCAATTTTTTCTCCACCGCCCGTAGCTCTATTTAATTGGTTTCCAGTTAGCATAATAGACTTATGTTTTCTTGCTAACATTCTTAGTTCATAAGAAATAGCGCCTTGCATTAAATGATCGCTTTCTTGTTTTCCGCTATTGGATTGCATAATATTTAAATAATCTACCGTAATTAAATCATAATGCTTTCCATCTTCTTCTAAGACAACGTCTAAATCATTACAATTAGGATCAGATAAATCTACAATTTTAAAATCATAAGGATATCTTTTAATAAAATCCAATGCTTGTTTTATTTTGCCAAACTCTTCTTTCGTAAGTTTTGCGTTTTCAATAGATCGTGAAGGTACTCCAGCAAGACCTGAAAGAAACCTAAAGAAACAATCTTCATAAGGCATCTCTAAACTAAAATATATACAATCGGCTCCCTTTTTAAATGTAGTATCAGTTATTTTGTTTTCTCCCAACCATATAGAAGTAGATAGAGAATTCATTAAAATACTTTTTCCGGCGCCAGAGCTTCCTGCGCATAAAATAAAATCAGCTTCTCTTAAACCGTTAGTAGCTATGTCTATATAACTAAAACCAGTTTTCAAACCATGTTCAAAATTTGGATTATCTCTTTTGGATTTAAATTTTTCAGTAAATGTAGGAAGATAATCTCTTACACTTTTATTTTCAAAAGTTTGAACATTTTTAGATTGCTGTATTTTTTGTAATGTTGATTGAATATCTTTAACTGCAGTTTCTGCATTAGCGCCTGTAAGTCTCTCTTTTAAAGATGATAATTCTCTCTCCCGATATCTATCTTTTAGTTTATCAACATTGAATGCGAATTCTTGTGGCAACATTTCTGTTGATTCAAGTTTTGACCAAATGTTTTTTATTCCATCAATAGCTCTTTCTTTTCCATCTTTTTTTAACTTATCACAAATAGCTTGTAATGTAGGGACTTCTTTATATGTTCTAATATAAGACATTGCGATATTTGCAAACGCCCAAACATCAGGACTGAAAAGTTTCGCATCTGCATTCTCATAAACAAATGATGTCGCTTTATCTTTATCTGATATTAACCCTTTTAATATAACTAAATCTAAATCTTCAAATGAACTCACTTTTCCACCATTTTCTTTCTAAAATCTTCACCAGGCATTACAGAAAACATTTCAACCCTATTAAGCAAAGATCCCAAACTATCTTTAAATAAGGATATGAAATTTTCTTTCACGTTTGGAGAATTGGTCGCCAATAAAGTTGGCAACTTGTTTTGCAAACGCGCTCTCAATATTGTTTCAAATGTTCTTCCATATAGATCTTTAGCATTATCAGAATTAAAAAAACGATAATCCAATTCATCAATGAATAAAAAATCGACCATTGTTAATTCTCTTTTGGCTGCTGATTTTTCATCACTATCAGATTGAGTTAAAGCAGACACTATATCAACCATAGTTGTATATAGACAACTATAACCTTTTAGTGTTGCTAATTTAAGGACGCAAGATAAAACTGTAGTCTTACCACCACCATGGGTGCCTGCGACACATAATGATTTTCCATTAAAATATGTGTTTTTAATATCTAATGTATATTGATTATATTTTTCTAATAACCTTGGATCTCCAGAGAAGTCTTTATCCATTTTAAATTTCCAATATTCAATTGGAATATTGCTATCATAGTACCTATTAACTATATTGACTTTTTTATTTTTATTTAAATCTGTATCATCTGATACATTAATGCTCGCTATTACTTCATCTAATTTTTTAGATGGAATATTATTTAGCGCTTTGGTCTTTGAAAAATCCTGGATAGCCATAAGCAACCTGCCCTACTTCTTTATATTCTTTGGGAAAATTATTTTCCTCTTCATCATCTATAGCGACATCCTGTAAATCATTTTTATCTTCAATAGATTGACTAATCTTTTTATTTTTATTCATTACCTCTTGAGGATCTTTTAAAGAAATTTTAGTTATAACTAATTGTTCTTTTGGATTATGAATTAAAGTAATTGAATTATCAATTATACATTCAATTTCAATTTCTTCATCTGACCAAGCAATAACTATTCCTTCAACAGCAAACCCGTTCTTTAAAAAACACTTGACGTAAAAACCTTTTTCTATTTCCATTATACTATACTTTCTATTATTAATTTTGAAATACCAAATTTTTCAACTTCATGCAAAAGATTTACGACACTATCTGGCGCATTTTCCATATTATATAAAAATGCCAACTCTCCATAAGTCTTTATATTTAAATTGAATTTTGAAACTAAATTTTTAACATCATCATTTAATTCTGATGCCCTATTTATTTTGACAGCGCTGCTAAAATTTAGCACATTCATTTTATAAAATGATAAAACATCATCTTTATTTAAGAAAGATATTGATGTTAATTTTCTTTTTGCTTTTGGCACCACTTCTTTAAAAGACCAATCTATATAATTTTTTAAAATGATAGGATCAGATGATAGTTTTCCCGCTAAAGAAGATACCATAAAAATCTCGAAACATTTTGATGGTTGCGGAGTATTAAATTTGAAATTATATTTTGATTGATAGTAATCATAATATTTTTTACAAAAATATCCAAGCACTTCAGGTTTCTTCCATTCGGAAACCTGAACAGTTTCTATTCGTTTGAATTTATCAAACAGCTTTCTATAATTATCATTAGGTATTGATGATAATTCATAGTCTGAAAATTTGTTATTCATATTTATTTTAAATTCTTTGGTAATATTAATTTAAATCCCGGTTCTGATTGATATGTTTCTAATCTTTTTTTGGCATGTCCTTTAAGATATCTTACATCATCATAAAAATCAACTATGGCAACTATTTTTTTTCCAGGAAAAGGTCTTAAGATTCTTCCACATCTTTGAAGACATCTAACAAATGATTTTCCGCTACCAGCCAAAACCATACCAGCAAGACATGGAATATCAAGACCTATATCACCTATCGTACTTAATATCAATACATCTATTTTATTCAATTCAAGATCTTCTTTGACCTTTTTCCTTTTATCAAATTTATCTTTTCCTGATAAAAGAGAACACCTAACGCCATTTTCTTTAAAAAGTTTTAATAAATTTTTACCATGATCAATTGTTTTAAAAAGAACTAAGGTTTTATAACCTTTTGATACTAGTTCTTTTGTGTTATTTAAAATCATATTATTTCTAAGATTATTATCTACAATTTTTTCTCTATATATTTCATGATATGTTTTAGAAAACATTGAAAATGATGGAACATTAATAAATTTAATTATTGGTTGAGGTAAGACATTTTTTTCTATTAAAAAAGAAGAAGATATATCAGCTATTTTTTCACCAAGATAATTTATTATCTCGAGATCTTCAGTCCCATTTCTAAATGGAGTTCCAGACAATCCTATTATTTTTTCAATACCGTTATTTGGTAATGCTTTATATATTGCCTTCATAGTGGCAGTAGATCCGCAATGACATTCATCTAATATTAGCATTTGAGTTTTACCAATCAGTTCTAATATTTTTTCAGAATTTGTTTCATCAAATTTTTCGTCCTCGACATCATTATCTTCAGATTTCATATCTTTTTTAGATAACTTTAGTGCTCGCCCAATTGTGAATGTTGTTGCTATTGTAAATTTGTCGCCAATAATAACTTGACCATCTCCACATATACCTATTTTACCAACTTCTTTATTGTCTTTAAAGATTTTTTCATACAAAGAATGGAATTGATATAAAATATCAATTCCTATTGTTAGAATTAGTGTGTGCTTGTTTTCATTTGCTGCTGCCAATGCTGATAACATTGTTTTACCAGAAGCCGTAGCTAATCTGCATATACCATTATCATTTTGACTAATCAAATTACAGACATCTTGTTGATAATCTCTCGGAATCATCCCAATTTCTTTTAATCGTTTTGATATATCTAATGGGTTGGATTTAATAAATGGTTTTCGATTATCTTCTATATCGTAGATTACTTTGTGTGTATCTAATAGAGTTTTTACTCTTTTTAAGAGTGGGTAATTAAAAGAATTGTTTTTATTCTTTATAAGGAAAACTCTACCATCCCAAGAATGCTCTTTATGCATTACACTGTATTGATAACCTTCTTGTATAAATGAGAGTTCATACTTAATTTTGTTTAAGATTTTTTCATCATCTAATTCTAATTTACAAGTCTTATTATTTATAATAACTATTTTATTCATAAAATGTTTTTAACCATTGGTTTGCCTTCTGTTATTTTTAACCAACTTTTTCCTCTAACAATTACGTTTGTAATTTTTTTACAACCGCAACTAGGGCAGTAATATTTAAAATATCTATGACCTTTTTTAGTATTTTTAAATTATTGTTCCTCATTATCTTCCTGAAAGTTTATAACAAAATTTTTATCTTTGGCTTTTTCTAAAACTCTACTCATCATAGTTTCAAACGAAACGCGCTGCATAGCAATATCCTCTACTCAACAATATATCGAGTAGAGGATATTTATTTCAATTGGGGTTATTTATTTGCGTCTGTCAGAATTCCCCATCAATTTTCCAAATGCACTTTTGTTATTAGCAATTTTGGCTTTGATTTTTTCCGCCGCTGTAGCAGTGTCAGTCAATCCAGTATCTAATTTAAGAGTTAGTGAGCGCCCCTCTTCTTTTACTTTAGCTTTAGAAGCTAGTTCTTTTATTTCCGATTTTAAAGATGAGAGTCTTTCATCAGGCAACCCTAACCCACTAAAATATGAAAATACTTTAATTCCATCCTCTTCTTTCATATCAGCCATTACATAAAGACCTTTAAAAATTTCACCATTACAAAGCTCTCCCAAACAACTAACTGCATAATTTATGCTTTGTGATGGTAGTTTCGCCCACACTTCTTTTCCGGCAACAACCATAAAACCTACATATTTCGCTTGCTTTAAATCAAATCCGTCAGCCAAAAGATTTCCGTTTAAATTAGAAATTATTGCCTCTGCAATTGCAGTATCTTCTTCATAATTTTCTACATTCATAGATCCGAATATAGACAAGCCGCCTCCGCCTAATGTAATTTTTGCAAACTCACTTTGATCTAAACTTTTTAGAGGAGAGTTTTCTGATGAGAGAACATTAAATTTATCAAAAATTTCAACAATAGATTTGTTTGCGGTTTCATAAAAATTTAACATATTAGTATCTGCTAATATACTTTCAATTTTAAAATTATCAGCAACGATCAAATTGGATATTACTTTACTTTCAGTAAGTCTAGCAAGTTTAGATAAAGTCTCTAAACTATTTTGTTTCATTTTAAGATCTTCCGATCCCATTGGAAGTACGCATAAAGCTATAATTGGCTTTCCAGTTTCGTTTAGCAAATTAATTAATGTTTCTGCTGATCCGGAGCCCGACCCGCCTCCCAATGAAAAGCAGCATAAATAAACTTGACAATCGGAAAGTTTATCATTCACCAATTCCATAATCTCTGTTGAGTTTGATTGCGCGGCGTGTTCGCCAATGGAAAGCTCTCTTGCGGCGCCTCCTATGCCACTACCACTCTCTAGTAGAAGCTTGTTGCTATCAGGTAGCTTAAGAAATTTAAGGTCTTGAGAAGCGGTATTAAGAGCGATGGTATCATACCCAAGATTAAATAAAGCTTCGCCTAAACGACCGCCACCTTGACCAGACGCAACAACACCAATTCGTAATGATTTTTGTTTTGGTGCCACTATTTTTGCTGCCATTTTATCTCCATTTTTTTCTGCAGCTTTTGCTTTCAAAGCTTTTAATTTTTCCATGTCCATTTTAGGCTCTTCTTTTATTTCGACATTTGAAATGTCATCTTCGATTTCTTTTTTTTCATCATTTTCAGTTATTGAGGTTGCTCCCATATTACTTTCCTTTTATTTAAGACACCATTGATTACTCATAAACCAATCAACTGTTTGCTCGACCCCTTGTTTGAATTTCACAAGAGGCTGCCAACCTATTGATTTTAGTTTATCTGAATTCATATTCACTTCGAATTGACTTTTTTCAGATCCATATTTTACTAAATGCTGGCATTTAGTACCATGATATTTTTCTAAAATAGAACATACTTCATGTGCCAATTCCATATCTCCAAATTCTTGATTAGATGAAACATTATATATTTCATTTTTAGAAATATTCTCCATCATGCTAACAAAAGCTGAGCATGTATCATGAACATGAGTATATTCCTGTGAAGATAATGCAGATGGTATCTGCACCTCTTCATTTTTTAAAACTGCTTTTATTATACCAGGTATTAGATTATATGATTTTTGTCTAGATCCGTAATTTGTAGATAGTCGAGCTATCGTATAATCCAGTTTAGAATTTTTTATTAAATTTTCACAGTTTATTTTATTTTCAATGAATTTAGTTGTTGGATTTAATTTTGACTTTTCATCTAATCTAATAGATGAAATACTTTCATTAACTCCATATACTCCGCTATCAGAAGAGTAAATAATTTTTGAAATACCAAATTTTGATGAAGCTTCAATTAGGTTTGATGTTGCTAAGCAATCATCATCTTTATCTAAAGCAAGATGAATGACTATTTCTGGTTTTTCAAGTTGAAAAATTTGATCTAATATATGTTTATCTTTCAAATCTGCTAAATAAAACTTGTGATTTTTATTGCTGTATATAGAGGACACATCATTTATATCACCACGATCAAGTGATGCAATCTTATATTTTTCATAAGATAATTTTCTTGTTAGGTTAGCTCCTATGAAACCACAAGAGCCAGTAATCAATATTTTATTTTTATTCATAAATGTTGTGTTGTTTATTTTTAAAGTATATATCGTAATCTATATTTATTTTTTTATTCCATTTTGAAGAAAAATAAGAAAGGTTTTGATTAAGATAAAGTTTATTTACCGGGTTCTTTTTTAGAGTCGCACTTTCTTCATGCGCAACATTTGTTTGACCACAACAAACAATTTTTTTTCCTTGATTATATTTTATATCAAGGCAGGTATCTATATCCTCAAAACACCAAAAATATTTATTATCCATAACAAAATATTTTGATTTAATTAAAAGAAGAGCTCCTGTACAAGCTTGAAATTCTCTATTCGAAGAGCTATTGATATCATCATTTTGATTAGCTTTAAAATGAATTGGAAATCCGTTTCTAGCAAAAACAACGCCAGCATGTTGTATGAGATTGCTATTGTTATATTTTAATTTAGCTCCTACTGCTCCGACTTTATCATTTTTTATGATATCCATCATATTTGATAATGATTTTTCATCGTTGAAAACGATATCATTATTTAATAAAAGAATTAAATCATCATCTTTCGGAGAACTTTCTTTAAAAAGAAAATTGCATCCTTGAGCAAAGTTATCTTTATTATCTTTATATTTTATAATATTAACTTTATCATTTTTCCAAATTTCATTTAATCGATAACTTTCATCTGAGCTTCCGTTATCTTTTACGTGCCACTCCCAATCTACATTACATAAATTTTTTAATAAAGTTGGATATAATTTTTCCAACTTTGATTTACCTTCCCAAGAAAGCGTCAATATTTTTAACATTAAAAACCTATGCTTAATTGCATTGTCGCTGACATATTTCCATTTGGAATATTTACATTGAATGCAGGACCAATATAAGTATTAGATATCAATCTTGTTCCTATTAAATTTCCAATATTAACATTGATAGGGGCTATTGAAACTTGTGGTCTTTTTGTTGCCGCATCATAACCTATACCTAATTGAAATAAACTTAAATCAGGCGTTGTCTTAAATCTACCATAAGAAGATATTCCTAATGAAAGTGATGCGTTAGCATTTGCTGAAGTATTAGAAAAATTATAGCCTGCGCCAGCACCAATAAAAAGGTGAGGGTTAAACCAATGCATTGAGGCGCTTGGAGAAACTTGTTTATTTTCTGAAGTAGCAATTTTCAAATCATATTCTTTGCCATCTACCGTCAAAGAAAATTTATTATAATAATACGATCTTTCATTTTCATCTACACCTACAACTGTCAAAACTTTGTACTGCCTTTGAAACACATTAAGAGACCAAGGTTTTTCTTTCCATGATGAAAAGCCTATTTGACCAAATGGAACATTTGTATTATCAAATTTTTCTACCAGATCTAAATTTTGTTGTCTTGCAAGATATCCAAAAGGATCGCACATAGGACATTTTAGCTGATCTTGTGTTGGTTTATTTTCTTCTGGTCCTTGGCTGCTAGAAGGTATATCAGTTTTCGGTACATTTCCAGTGCCGCTATTTACAACAACTACACTACCAGAATTTACTTTCGCATCTAATTTTTTAAGATCGTCTTTGATGTATTGTGTATTAAACCCATGTGATTTTAAGAATTTTTCTACCTCTTCAGAGGTAGCGTATGATCCTTTGCCTCTTACTATATTATCAAGCAATGTTTTTTGCTCAATGATTGAAGCGCTTATTTGTTGTTGTTGTTGGGTAATTTGGTTTTGTTTAAAAATTACAAAACCAAAAGCCAGAAGCACCGCTATCCCGCCTACGTAAATTAATATTTTGTTTATAACATTACTCATTTTTTTCCACTTATTTTTACAAATATATATCAATCGAATTTTAATTTTTTAATTTTTGTTCCCCAATTTTTTAAAAAAATATTTCTTGAATTAGAATAAAGTGATCCTGTATTTAATTGGCATGATGTTTGTTTTTTAAAATGAACAACAGGAACATCAATTATTATAAATGGAATTTTTATTTGCCTAGCCTTAAGACTTAAAGATGTGTCTTCGAAATAGGCAAAATATTCTTCTGAAAAAATTTGCCACTTAAATATATTTTTTGTTTTTCTAGGTATATGTAATTTTTCCCAATTTCCCCTCGAAGAAGAAAGACACCAACCAGACATATAAGATATACCATTGAGATAAGAATTACTTTCTTTAATAAAATTAAGATTTTTATCTAATTGTCCCATTGTTGGACCTACAAGACCCCTATGACAATTTTCAATAATAATATTGACCCAATCTTCTTTATTAGATCTAACACTAATGTCGTTATTTAAAAACATGATATTATCAGAGGTGGATAAATTATATGCAATATTTGATCCTCCAGCAAATCCTAAATTTTTTTCAGATCTATAATAGATAATATCTTTTCTATTTTCCAATTCTTCTTTTGTTCCATCAGAAGAAGCATTATCTACGATAATGATTTCTACATCTTTTAAATGCAATAAATCCTTAATGCAATTAATAGTAAAACTCTTTTTGTTAAAAACGCATATACAAATAGATAATTTAGGTTTCATGTTAATTTTAACATTTGTTGAACAATGTTATCCCATTTATAATTTTCTATAATAGATTTATTATCTATGTTAGAATTAAAGTCTTCGAAATTTTCATAAGCATGCCGAAGCTTATCAACCGCATCATCTATATCCGGTCTAAACCAAACTGCATTGTTTTTCTGTTCCCAGTACATCGATTTGGGATCCGCTCTTTCTTCTGTTCCCGAAATTAATAAAGAATTATTTAAATTTAAAAAATCTAATTGACCTCCATAATTTGGAGCAATTGTTATTTTTTTACTAGCTGCCGCCTCTAAACCTGGAAAAAAAAATCCTTCACCATGGCTCATGGTAAATACTGCATCTACACTTCTGTAAAGCGAAGAAATATCATCTATAAATTCTGTATATATTTTATATTCTGCATGATTCGGAAATTGTTTTTTAAAATTTTTAATACAATCATCTAAAGAAACATCAAAAGTATTTTCTACTTTCTTAGATTTGCCTTTTAAAATCAAACAAACATCATCATTTTTAGTAAAAGCTTTTCCGTATACCTCTAAGAGACCAGGTATGTTTTTTCTTTTATGATTTTGCGCTATATTTGCAAGTATTTTAAACTTTTTATTTGTATTTAATTGAATTGTTGATGTCCCAACATATTGAGTTTTGTCAATACCATGTGGTATAACTTTTATTTTATTTTCAGGAACACCAGAATTAATAAAAATATCTTTTGAGAAATTGGATGGCGCCAAAATAGCATCACAATGTTGATGATTCTTTGCAAATCCCGAGGGTAATACATTTTTACCATTCCACTCATAAGTCCAAATGCCAAATCTATTTTTAGAACCATTTGAAAGATAAAATGGAAAATTGCGTGGAGCTGTATATGATATTTGCATATCATAATTTTTATCTGCATCTCTTCCCGAGATTAAAGTAAATGAATTAGAATTGCAATAACCAATTAAATTTTCTTTAAGATCTAATGGAAAATGATCTATACCATCTGTTGAAAACAAATGAACTTCATGATTTAGTTTTTTAAGTGCTCGAGCAATTCCCCAACCACAAACACTCCAACTATGATTTTTTCCAAGAAATTGTTTGATTAGTATTTTCATGCGTGTTAACTATATAACACGCCCATAATTTTTAAGCAAACCAAACGGCAACAATAACGATGTCTGTCAGCGCATTACCACTTGGAGGATTTAGGTTTGGTAAATTAGCTGAGGTCCAGGTTTCATAACTACTATCTGTTGTATAGAATCCACGCATCTTAAAATATTGTGTATAACTATAAGCTGCCGTATCAATTCCAGTAATGGTATTAATTAAATTACCTTTATCATATTCTATAAATGTATAATAAATATCATACAACTCGTTTACTTGACCTTTGGCTAAAAGCCCCTTATCAATTTCTTGAATTTGGCTTTCAAAAATTTGCGTACCAGAATAGCTATTACTTTGATTGGCAATAGAAATACCATCTTGGTACATTAATTGTTGACTAATGTATTCAGCCATATTAACCTAACGGAATAGTAGTTCCATCATAAGGACCAAGGCATACTGCTGGTGTACCAGCGCTTGCTACCGAGGAAACACAAATAGTTTTTCTAGAATCAAATAGGTCTAATTTATTACCAATGCCTGATAGAAACAGCCACCTCATCGTTCCTTTGACTTGTGGGAAATTGCTGGTAAGAGTTTGTTTAGTAGATACCAGCCATATAGGCAATCTAACAAATGTGGGGGTAGCTGAAAGATTATTGACTACGTTTAACGAACTGCTATAGTAGTACGAAACAATTGGACTTGTTCCTACCGATAAAGTAGTTCCAACATAAGAACTAACAATATCTTTACCAGATATTCCAGATCCTCTTGATTGATATCCAACACCAACTATTGCAGTACCAGAAGTAAGTATTGATGCTGATGATAATGTATTAGAAGAAGTTGTTGCGGCAGCCAGAGTGCGCGTCCAAGAGCTGGGTGAGGCAGACATTGGGAAATAAAAAACGTAAGGATCTAAATCGCCTGGTTCTGTATTATCCATTCTGGTAAACATTAGACCTTCCATCGTGGTGCTTGATGAAGAATTTAAGGCTACATAAAAACTTCCATCAACAGTTTCAGTAGAGCTTCCTACCATGTTGGCACACCCTATTTGAGAATATCCAGAAGGTGCGTTATTGAATATAGCTTGTGCCGTCGCTGCGCCCGCACTACCTCTAACAACTGTTGCGAGCGTAGGAAATGCATTCGATGTTCCGCCGCATCCTGGTGGAATTACTGCCGTGCATCCTGCAGAAGATGCTAAAGTAGAAAATAATTGGGCACTCTCGCCGACTTTATCAGCACAAATATAATACATTTGTATCGCGGAAGTACTGGTTGTATACTTTGCCATCATTACTTCGCGAGTAAATTCAAGGATTGTGCTACTTGGAGTAAATGATAATCCTGATTGCGATCCAGTAAATACGTTAGTGCTATTAAACGTTCCAGTTCTTGGAGCAACAACAGCGTAGCCAGCGCCAGAATCAAATACGATACCCAATAGCTCTCCAATGGCACCAGAGCTCGCTTGAACAACTCGCTCGCCTCGAATCATGGCTCCAGGATTGGTAGTAAGCGGAACTTTAAAGGTGGACGGTCCTTGCATAACCGTCCATTGGGTTGCCGTTTTAAAGGTGCCTGGAAGGGCATCAAGCAATGGATCTGCATTAGTACCCCAGCTATCATTAGAATTATTTCCTGCAGCTGTTTTGGTTACACCATCGCTGTGAGCCTTGACGAGCCAACCTGCCGCTTTCATAACTCTGGTTAATTTCCAAAAAGAAGAAATATAATCTGAAGTATTTTCTATTACGTAATTTGTTGCAAATTTATGTGCCATTCAATTATTCCTTATTATGACCAAACTATTTTCATACCAGCATAATCGAGCGTAACTCTGTCAGGGCTGGAGCCTGTATCCATTTTGATTTGTACTTGATAGATTGCGCTGCCGGCGCTTAAGGCGGCAGTCAAATCTCCAGATGTCAATAGTGCTGGAGAAACACTTGAAGTAGTTAATGTAGATCCTGTAACTACTGTACTGGTAGTAACATTCAACAACTGAATGCTCATTTGAGGTCCTGTAGTTTCTGCTATTATCTTTAAATTGATAACTCTAATGCCTGGACCTGCACCTTTGAAAGAGCTTTTGTCAAATTCAAATGTTGCGCCGACCACATAGGTATTGGAACTTGTGTTTCCTGTATTGGTGAAACCAGCAATATTCAAAGTGTTAGAATAGTTAGCTCCGTCTTGAACTATGGTGCTTGAACCACCTCCGCCACCTGAAGCAACAGTGGCAGGAATCCATGCACTACCGTTCCATTGAAGAACTTGATTCAATGATGGTGCAGAGCTAGATACTGGTCTTCCCTGAATTCTTACAACACTTTGATTTGAAGATGTGCCAGAAAGATCGCCACCAGCAATGAAGTTTCCATCAAAATTAACTAAATTATTAATTCCTGATCCGCTATAATTGCTAACAAGACTTAGCATATTTTGAATTTTTTCAGATTCAACGAATAGGGCACTATTATTAAATCCAGCTTTTTTTAAAAAAACTTGAATTTGTATTTTAGTATTAAGAGTCTTTAATACACTATCTTCAAATAGATTACTAAAATTTAGCGAAAGAAGACCAGTAGAATAATCAACTGAAACTCCAATTTTTCCATCTACAACCACACCTTCATAAGTTTCAGAAGTAATTCCATTTAAATTTGGAGAAAACGATTGAACAGATACGGAAAATCTTACTTGATTTAAATCCAAAGCATCTAAACCAACACTAGAACAATCAGCAAATTTCATTGCTGGAAAGCCAAGTCTGGTAATTCCATCTCCAGTATAATCGGCAACAAAGCTATCCAATAGATTTATTGATTGTTCAGTCCCGTACACGCTGTCTGGAACCTCCATAATAATTGTTCCTACTTCAAAGTCTATTTTAAAATAGTCTCCGTTTTCTAAAATCAATTGACTATTATTATTTAAAATTAGATTATTCGGAAAATAATAATCATTTTTTATTGAGGCTACGGAATCAATATCTTTATAAGAAAATGTTTCAACTCCAACAATTTCGCAATTATGAAAAACTTGATTTGAATTCTCGAATGTTGCAGAAACAAATCTTAAATTAGAATTGGATATCACGAAATCTTCGTACCAAACTAATTGTTTTTCTATTGAAAATGATAAAGGATCATTATAATAATCTCGATTTTGTAAATCTAAATCATCGAAAAGGATATCTTGAATAGGGTGTATGTTTAAAGATCTTGTATTGGGGGTAGATGAATAGTCATCATGTCTATCCAAAAACTTTTCTAATTTTATTAGAATAGCATTAAATTTAGTTCCAATTTTTGTATAGGCATTTGTAGTTGGTCCAGGATATGGCGAAGAAGAAAAAACATTATTTTTATTTATATAATTTTGAATTAAATAACCATCGTTTGATGATAAATTAAAATCCCCATCTACATCAGCCCGCAACATCTCAAATATATTTTGAGAATTCAATAATATTTTATTTAAAGTTAAAACATTGTTGTTATTACTAACAACAGTAAAAGCTCCTTTATTTTCTTCTAAAGAAGAAATAATAACTAATTTATAGTTAGTTAAATTTGATATAGATGAAAAATTAAAAGTAGAACTTCCAAAACTAGAAAGGCTGGCATTCATTGCGTTAGGAAGTAAATAACCATCATTCGCAGATCCTAATACTGCTCCGGTTTGAGAGTTAACTATTTGAAAAGATAAAGAAGATTCAGATTTAAATGCATTTGTAGATACAATATATCCGTTTTCAAAAGATGTTGTTGTTCCATCAGTTGTTATTGAACTGTTTAGAGGTAAAGATTTATTTAAATCATAACCATTATAATAATTAAATAATTCTAGATCTTTAGCATCGACTACCCCATCACCATTAATATCTCCAACAATCATCGTATTGATTGTTGCATCACATATTCTATAAATTTTATTATTTATATTTAATTTTGATCCTAACAAATTTCCATTTAATATAGCTGGAACTAGCGCATTAGTGGCGCTATCAAAACGAACAATATCTGTTGAATCATCAACTATTTTAATAATGAGATTATTTCCAACAAGCGTTCCAGAGTATAGATTGGCGGATATCGTGGAATTGCTACTGTCTATATATTTAATATTTTTATCAACTATAGATCCTATTACCAAAGGATCTGAAATATTTTTAATAGATGTAAGTTCTATATCATTAATTAAATTAATTAGGGGGACATTTTCTTTTCTACTGGCAAGAGGATCGCCCGTTCTTTGATCCGCCACAAATTCTGTTTCATTTTGGGTAGAAGTAAGAATTGCATTATAAACATTTCCGCCTGCGAAATTTATACCTCCTAAAGAATAATCAATATTTGATTGAGTTTCTGGGTCAATTATAATTTTAGGAAGAATAACGCCATGACCATTTTCATAAGCTTGACCATCAGTTATTTTTGCGGCATCAGACCAAACTTGAAACCATAAATCCTCTTCTGGTAAATCAACCCAAATAGAACCAGTAAAAGTTGTTATTCTAGAATTTTTAGATCGATTTGATCCGGCTGAAAAAATAATGTCTGATTTATTTGCAGAGCCTTGTCTTTTTATACAAATTGCATAATAAGAATTTTTAGATACTCCGTTCTTATTGGCGATTGAAGTATTGCTGAAAACAAAATCAATAGGCTGTGGAACAGAGTTTAATTTATAACCCTGATTTAAAAGACTAGTATAATTTACGCTTATTTGAGATAGTGCATTGCTAGATGGAGAGAATTCTATATCTAGATTTGGTGATAAATCAGTTGAACAAGCTAACGAACTTTGTAGTTCATAAACGCTTACAACTAAATCACCATTCCAAACTTCATCAGAAGGATTGTCAGAATTTTCCAAAGACATTAATAATGTAATTTTTTGAATATTATCAGATGTACTTAAAAACTTTTGACCAATTTGAGTAATTACATCATTTTTAGATAATGTATATCTATTTTTCTCTCCTGTAAAAATATTTAAATTATCTATATCATAGAATGGCAATGCAGTTTGAAGCATTGCTTGCAATGATATAAATCCATCTAAAAAGAAATCTCTAAAAAATAAATTTGGCTCAATATCTTGAGAAACCGATAAAACATCTCTTGATAAATAAAATGATTGAGCTTCTTTTATAGATAGAATGCCACCTAAGTTTAAAGAAACCGAAGGTTGACCTAATAAATCATTTGTCAATACCAAAAGTATCTGAGTAAAATGTTTTTTTGAAACTTGTATTTCATTGCTTTTAAAAACAAAAGTTTCATATTGTAAGGAATTATTAAAATCTAATCCTATTATAGCAACTTTTATAGATCGATTTCCAGATGCTAGCGAAGAACTTAATTCTATTTGTAATTGATTTCCATAGACATTGTCTGATGGTTGGCTTTGTGAATACAAAGGTTTTCCATCTAATAATCCAGAAACTTTTGAACTTTCAAAAAGAGAATTTTGATTTAAATTTTGCGGTAAAATGCCATTTCCAATATGATTTACTATATTAGAAGATTGAATTACATCATTGTAATTTTGTTCAGAATTTAAATCTTCATCCGATACTTCCTGCGCATCTGTCCAAATAGGCTTTACTGTAGATACTGGATTTCTTTTAGTTATCATTATTATTCCTGAAATGATGCTATTTTAATTATAGAAATTTTATGAAAACTTTGCTGGTTGCCGGCTTTAGTTTTTTAATTAAAGTCTGAAGTATTGATTTTGATTTTGCGTTTTCTTTAACTATATCAAAATTATCGAATATATTAACTTGAAAATCAAATCTTCCATTATTTTTACCTTTTAAATTAGAAAAATCATCTGCAAGCTTAAGTGAATTATCAAAATTCAATAAATACGTTGTATAAAGATCTTCTACAACTGGTTGAACCACATTTAGATTAGTATTATAATTAGCATCAATAGGCTCTCCAAAAGGAGCATACCCTGGTCTGGATATATTGCTTATTTTTAAATTATCTATAATGGAAAAAATTCCGTATCTCTTTTGATAATCCGAACCTATATATAAAGTATTTACGCTATCTTTAAATTTTATATTAAGATTTGATCCATAGCCGTCGCCAATATAAGTAGAGCCATAGACAAAAGAGTTTTGATTGAAAGTAATTCCAGAACCATATAAAACACTTGAATATTGATATCCATCAATAAATAATTTTAATTCATCTGAATTTTTGTTGCCATTTATTTTAAATGTAGCTTTTATTCTATGCCAACTATCAGAGCTCCAATTAATAGGAGCCCGCACAACATAATCAATGTTAGAAGCAATTATTGAAAAATTCAAATAACCAAACTTATCTTTAAAAATAGATAATCTATCTCCAGAATTACCAGAAGGTATATAGGAAACTATAACTTTAGATATATTGTTTGGTAATTTTTTACCCAGTTTTATAATTTGACCATTTATAGATTTGTTATAAGAAACTTCTTTGTATTTGATAATAACCAAAGTATTATTATATGGCAATTCTGATGTTAGATAAATAATTTTATTATTTGCGTCGAATGTTCCATTATTAAAATACTCTTTTTCAGACAAATCTCCAACTACTTTTACAGATGCAATCTGTAGTATGTTTTTAGTTGTTAAAACAGAAGTTTTATTAAAACTTGTAGCCTCTTCTATTAAAAGATCCGAATTATCTATTTCTAAAGAACCTCCTGCAAAATAATCTATAGAATTATTTCCATTTTTTAATTTTACACTTAATATTTTATCAATTGATGAATTAATTTTTATGCTAACATTATCAAAAGAATTTACCTCTTCTACAACCGCAGAAAATGCATCAAAATAAAATCTTTCATTTGGATCATTGTATGTATCATAACTAGGACTAGTCCAAAATTCTATGGTACCTTCTTTTTGAGTATTTAATATGCCATCATTTGAAATAATGATTGGAGCATCGTTTATAACAACGTTGTTTGAAAATGCATCATTCAATATACTTCCAAAGTTTTGAAAATTATTATTGTCATTAATGTAATAATTAGATTTATTTTCAAATGGCGTTGTGTTAAAATTAACATTTAATAGCTCGTTTTTTTGAACGGGTTGAGCTTTGATTAGATTAAAATTTTTGGTTATAGATTGAGTTCCTTCTGGGGCGGTTTCTCCTATTCTTATATCTTTTAACGAACTTGAATAAATTTTAACATTATCTAATACTCCATTAAATTGATTTTTTTCTTCTGTTGAAGATCCTAAATATAGAGAGGATTTTTGTTTTTTAAAAACTATATTTAAATATTTAAAATATTCAATTTCGTATAAACCTTTATTAAGAATATAAGGTTTTCCAGGACTATTTTTTTCTTCTAATAATATAAACCCATTTTGAAATCCAGATTTATCATTTGAGCTTGTAAATATTTGATACACGCCATTTGAAAAATTAGGAAGTGGTAATGAAGCAGATGCATTAGTTGGAATTATTTTTAATGACTTACGATCATTAGAAATTTCTTGTATTTGATAATAACCAAACAATGGCGATGGAGAACTTATAAATAAATAGCTACCAATAAGATAATCACTAAATGTTTTATTTAAATCACTAACCATGTTAGAGCCTGAATGTTGCAAATTTACACCATGGTTTAAGGGATAGGCATATCTAATTGCCGCTCCAAGGTCGCCGCCTTCTATGAATGTTAAATTATTTTTTTCTTTAACGCTTAGAATAGTCCCAGATTTTGTGGCATTCAAGGGTTTTACAACAATATCAATGTGATCAATTGATGAATACTGATTCGTTGTTTGTTTTTTTTCGTACTTATTAAATGTTAAACTTTCATTAATTAATGAGCCTTGATTTGAACCATATATTTCTATGGATACCGGTACTGTAAAATCAACATTCGATCCAGATAACGCAAACTCTAAATATCTTCCGCTTTGAGATGGGATCGGCTGATCTATTTCATATATGGATTGTGTATAGTTTCCACCTATGATAGTAGAATTACTTAATCCAATATTTAAATTTAATAAATTTTTATTAATTTTAATAGAATTAATAGATATTGGAGGTGGCAATTTTGTTTTCAAAATATTTTCATAGCCATCTCCCCAAACAAAATAACTGCTTTTAACCTTTTCAAAAACAAGTCCGTAATTTTTTATTATAAGTAAATCTGTTGAAGATACTCCATTTAGTAAAATTAAATTATTTTGATCATTTACTTTATCTATACTATAGTAAGGATTACTAGAATAAATTCCAGGAAGTTCTATTTCCTCATCAGAGGAATATAATTTAAACAAAAGATTTGATCCTGATTGATTAAATTTTTGATCTATATAAAGAGTTGAATTATTAATATCTAATATTGTATAAATTTCTTTATAATTAACATCATCTATTTTTAAATAATCGCCAGGCTTTATATTGATTGATTGAAAATCAATTGGAGATGAAAATACATTACTATTGTTTGTCGCAACTCCGGAATAACCGTCTAGTTTTGATAAAAATTTTGATACAGTAAATCTGCTTAATAAGTCTATATTAGAACTTACTGGAATAATTTGTTTATTGATATTAAATTTTGCATTATTTACAGTTAAAGGCATAACTGTATTTAATGTTATTTGTTGTCCAGATATAGCGGTTATAAGATAACCAGATGTATTGAAGCCTGTCTCATTGATAATAAAACTATCGCCTATATTAATATTATAGTTCGAAAAATTCGTAAGAGATGACACTTGATTACTTCCTGCAATCACAGAAAGATCTGTAGATGAAAGAATATCTTTAGAACTATTTTGCAAAATTTGCTCAACATCTATTGTTCTAAATTTTTGATGCAAATACGGATGATGCTGCTGATTGTATTTTATAATATTAGGCATTTCAAAACCATCTATAAAAAGATGCATTTCATCCTTATTATTTTTGGAATTTATTTTCCAACTACAAGCAACTTGATGTATATCATTTTCTTTCCAATTAGAAACATCTGCACTTATAGAATAAGTTTTAGAGTTATTATCGATAATTTTAAATACTAAATATCCGCTAACATCTTTATATAAAGAAAATCTATTTGAATTCTTTTCACCATAATCAAATATATAATTTTCAATATTTGAAATAAAAGTTAATTTATAATTAGATACTGATGAAGGTATTGTTTCAATACTTAATTTTTTATTTAAAGTTGTTAATTTTACTTGTGAAGAATCATTTAATGATTTAGCATCGTAAAATTTTCCATCAGAAAATATATTAATATTATATTTTGGTGAAGTTCCAGAAACATATCCATCAATAATATTGATATACCACCTATCAAAATTTCCAGAAATATCTTTGTCATAATAAATAAATACGCCATCCTTATTCATATTAGGAGTGCCACGATCAATAGAGTTTTTATTTATTGAAAATTTATTAATTAATAAATTTGGATGTTTTTCTGAAGATCCTACAAATATCTCATTTGAAGAAATACTTACATTATTCTTTTTTATTTCTATATCTAATGTTGATTGATTATCAATCCCATTCCAATGGGGAATTACATTACATTCGAATGTTCCGTCTTCTAATCTAAGATTAGAAGATGCCTCTACTGAAATTGTTTGAGATGGATCATTTATTAAAACTCCATTCTCATATTTTCCTGGTAAGAGTTCAAAGGATCCTGTTGTCTTAATTTGCTTTGGATTTAAAATGCTATTGCCAAGAGACCATCCCGAAAATATAGATTCAACAATAAGAGGATCTATATGAGATATAGATTTTCCAATGTTTTTTATTGCCGCAATAGTAGGACCTTGTAAAAATGATCCTAATGCTGCATTTAAAGCATCCCTATATCTTTCTCTATCAAAATTTGAATCAAATTCTGATAGCTCGTCTATATTTAACATATTGCCAAAGTTAGAATTTAAAGCTTGACGCAGCGCGCCAACTTTATATGAAACATAATATGTATCATTTTTTAATACAGTTTTAGATTTTCTAAAATCAATTTCATTATCACCATACTCATAACTAATAATTATTTCATCATTTAAATAAGTATAATCTATCGATAAATTTGATTTATCATAATCTATGAAAACTTTAGATAAATTATTTATTGATATTGTATATTTTACATATACTTCTTGATCGCTTTCCGGATTATTAGAAGAAGATAAAATAATTTTTATTTTATTATCAATAATATTAAATGATGAAGCTGATAAAATTGCGTTATCAGAAACTCTAATTATCTCAAATTCATAATTTAAATTGCTAGAAATATATGAACTAAAAATATCTGTATTTATACTGTAGTCAGATCCATTAGAATTTATATTTGTAAATAAAGATTTACTAATTGTATTAACATTAAAATTATCGTCAGATGAAAAACTTAAGGGGAAAATATTATTTTTAATATCATTATTTTCATAAATTCCTCTTATAAATTTAACATCATTTGCTAAATTATTAATTACTGAGGATCCATCAAAAACACCAATTCTTTGATCAAATATTTGATAAGGATATAAACCTTCTCTATCAATTGATCCTTCAGCAGAGTTATCTAAATTTTGAACAAAAACTAAATCATCAGAAAACGATGAATATTCAAATTTTTTATTATTTGAAGACAATTTATTAAAATTATAATAAATATTATCTGGACTTAATATATGTTTATTTTTAGTTAAAATGGCGCTATCTTTATACGATACAGATCCGTAATTTATATTTCTATATTCTTGAACACAAACATAAATTATACCAGAATTATAATCAATTAAATATTCATTATAATTCTGTAATTTATTTAAATTATCATCCAACTGAATATTAAGATCAAAATAACGCTCTTTATCAAAGATAGATTTATTAGAAAAATAAACAGATGAATTTATTGAAGAACCAATTGCATCTTCAGTACCAGACACTATTTTACTGTTATTAAGTTTAAATTTTGCAATTGTCAAAGAAGAAGAATTTATACTTGTTCCAGATATAAATAATTTTTCATTAAAAATTTCTCTAAAAGATACAGCCTCTGCTTTTTGTGAAATTATTTTTGGGGCGTTAATATAATTAAAATATATTCTTTCATCATCCCATCTATTTATCGTGTAAATTTCTCCAGATGTTTCATTAAACAATTTAAATACATTGGTTATTGGCAGCATCTGAGTTTTAATACAATTGAGAGCCAATAAATTATTATTCACTCTTTCGTCCAACACTTCTTTATGTAAAGAAATTTTATAATCAATATTTGGAACAAGCACTTGCTCATATTCAAAATATATATTTGCTTCATTTTCCACCAAATTACCAAAAGGTAATGCCGATAATTCATATGACGTTTCATCATATGTAAAATCTATATTTTCTTTGTGAGTTAATTGATATGTATAATTTGCGGTGGGTGGAAACTCTCCTGTTCCATCTTTTTTGATCTCTGAGCCATAAACATAAATTGTAGAAGTATTGTAATCAATTGAATATTGACCAGGCAAAAATGGCAATGCCGATAAATTAAACTCTATTTCATTTAGAAAAGCTGGGTGCGGTTCATTAGGGTTTTGAGAGTTTAAATTATTAAATTTAACTCCTCCTATTTTTGAATTTGTATTATTAATAATGATCGGTGCATTTTTAAAGTTAAAAACTTTTGTTATTGCAGGTAAAGTTTCCCTAAAAATAGATTTATTGGAAAATACTCGAATTGTTTCTGGCGAAATTATTTTACCTAAATTTTTATATTCAAATTCAACTTCAACATTTAAAACATCTTCTATTGAAAAACTTTCATCGTTTAATATTTCGCTATTTAAAAGTATTTGATTTTCTAATAAAGAGCCATTAGAAGATGCAAAATTTGCATCATATCTTGATGACCTAATTTGATAACCTAATTTAGGTATATCATATGTGTATGATATATTAGAATTATTAAGAATAAAATAAATTTTAGAAACTTTTAATATAGGAAGTTTTTTTAAATTTAAAATTAATGAATTAATATTAAATACATTTTCCTCATCCACAGAGCCTGGCTTAAGCAACTCTAAAGAATTATCTGCTTGTAAAGAAAATGGTTTTTCATCAAAAATATTTTTAATAGTTTGATTTGATTTTACTGAAGATGGTGTTAATCCTACTCTTAATAAATCATACGCGCTTTCTTCGTTAAGTCTATCAAATCCACCTTCTCCTCTTATTTTTTGCTCATTTTCTACAGTAAATGAAATATAATTTTCATTTTTTGTCTGCCCAATATCATATAAAGCTTTTGAAAAATTAATAGAAAGCGCATCAATATGTTTTGAAACTAATGAATTGTTATCCTCTATATTATACAAATTTCCATTTAGATAAGATTTTAAATAACTTTTAATTGGATTATCATTATCCAAAGGAGCAACAAATATATATTTATTTGATACGCCATCTTCTGGTAAGACCGCATCTTGATTTAAAGAAACGAAAGGGTAAGAAGGCGTAGATTTAAATAAAATATAATAAGAATTAAAAGAAGTTAAAGGTTCGCACTCTATTGATAATAAATTATTTTTAATTGATAAAGATAAAACATCAGGATTTTCAATACCATCTTTCTCAGAAAATATAAAAACATTTTCTTTAGAAATGTATTTAGAAAGATTACTTGAAAAATAAATTTCTAAATTGGAAGTATCAACTACGGTTAGATCTAATATTCTTAAACTTTCCATTATCTGCTTTCCGTATTTATAATAATATTATTTGATATAAAATATTCATTTTCTTTGGCTTGCAAAAGAAGAACCTTTCCCATTTCACCAGATTTATTAAAATAAATAATACGAGCTCTAGCTATACCCTTAATACTTTCAGCTATTGTTATTAACGATGTACCATCTACTATATCACCTAAAACTTCGCTTGTAAGCTCAGATATAAATCTATCTTTTAAAGATTTGACAATATTATCAGACGAGATTTTATAATCATCTTCAATTACAATATTCATTGTTAAATCTAAATTTATTGGTTGGGCTGCTTTTACTAAAACATCTGCATTTATTGGTCTAGTATTTTCTATGTTGAATGAAACGTCTGATATAAGCCTATTATAATTATAGTTAATAGAAATTCTTTCATTTGTTTTGGGCGCAATATAGTTATATTTTACTTTATATTTTGAAGCTTGACTTGGTTGAGTAAAAGAACTTATTGTTAATTTTGCTGATTGTGATGAATTAAACCCACTACTAACATAAATTTTATTTATTATTGCAAACTTATTGTTAGAATAAACTGTATCATTTCTTACGAATGATAAATTTTCTATATTATTTTCTTTTATATAATAAAAAGTTGCTCGCAACTTATCACCAATTGATATTTTATCATTTAGATTATTTATAGTATTTGGTAATACAATATCAAAATTAGATAAACTTAAATCTGATAAAATATCTTTAGAATATAAAGAATTATTTTTTTGTTTCGAGCCTAAAGTATCAAAAGTATTTAAAATTGATATCACTTCATCATTTGATGAACTTATAGTACTTACTTTTTCTAATTTTATTATTTTTATAACTTTAATAAAAGAAGGTATATCTGATGATGAAGGTAAATTTAAATCTTTTTTAATAGCTTCAGCTAAATTTATTTTTAAACCACTGTTCGAAGCGTTAAAAACTATTGATTTCGCTTTATGAAATGTTGTCCCTACTATACTCAAAACGCCACTATTTAATACTTGATCAGATACTTTAGCTATTAATCTGGTAGGCATTTGAATTAAATTATTATATTCAAATAAAGTTATTTCTACTAAATCTCCTACAACTGCTGTAGCAGTATTGCCGATAACAAGTCTGTTATTTGGAATATCTATATAAGAATTTTCATTCCATAATTCTTTATTATTTAAGACTCTTGTAATTGATAAATTTGAACCTTCAAAAATGTAATTATTATTTATAGTTATAAAATTATTTAAATTATCAATTGATGATATGTTATAATCACCATTATTTGATGGAAATAAATTAGATTTTATTATTAGTTTTTTATTTTGTATATCAAAAATAGTAGAAAAATTTGAACTCAATGAGTATATTTTAGCTGAATACCCATCTGATATTAAATAACCATCATTAGCAGATAAAACTGATGATTGTGTATTTTCATCAAAAATTTCAAAACTCAAATTAGATAATACATCTTCCCAAGCATTAATATTAATAAAAAATTTATTTATTGATGTATCATAATCCAAAGTAGATGTTTTGTGTTTTAATACTTTGTTTTGAAAACTAAAAGGTTGAAATTTTCTTATGCTTATAGGGCTGTAAGTAATGAGAACACGATCTCCTATTGATGGAAGATTGTAGCCATCAAGCACTATTTGATAGGTGTTTAGACTGTTTGTTAAAATGGTACCAGATACATTGGAATCCCAATATTGAGTTCCATCTGATAATTTTATCACCGATACAATCGATGTTTCGGATAAATTAAAATCTAGTGAATTTAAATTTAAATCAACATAAAATTGATTAGATAGATTTCTTTGTACAATTTGATTTTCTTTTATTAATGAATTTGAAATATTGCTTTCATTAATTACGTTTGAAAATGTAAAACCGTTAGCTTTTTTTGTAGCAGGCAAAGAGCTGATAGCGCCAGAAAATAATTCGGAAACATTTGCTATGTAAGAAACTTTCATTATTATTTTAGAATTTTCAGTATCTACAGATGATGATGATATTGTTATAATATTTCCATTACTAGATCCTAAAACATTATTAACATTAAATACATCAGTATCATCAAGATGAATTAATACTTTATCTCCAACAGATGCTGAAGTATCAGATGGCAATATAATTCTCGTTGTATAAAACACATCACTTCCCACTACTTCTGCGAAATTAAAAAACGATCCGCTGGATTGTGCAGTTTTAAAAAGCTCTTTATTTGAAGATATTGTTTTTATGGATGATATCTCTGTTGCTGGTGATTGCAAATTTACAACGTCAACGTATAAATTATTAGAATAAATTCCTTCATTTATTTTAGATACAGTTCCATATGATAAATTAAATTTACAAACAGAGATGATGCTTGATATTGGAAACTGACTAAAACCAGTAAAATAGTTAGAATTAGAATTAAATTCAATCATCTCATCTTTTACTTGAGAAGAGTATCCCCAATCAATGCTATCAACGGAATTTCTATTATTTTTATTTAATTTCAATCCATCATAATCAGAATATTGATCATACTCAACAATCCAATTATAATCAACTTGCAAAATATCACTATTTGATGGAAGCGTATTTCCATTAATTTTAATACGACCAGTTAAATTATATTCGGGAGTTTTATCTAAATTATTGTTAGATACAATATATCTTTCTCCAGTGGTTAAATTAACTACTTTAGTTATATTAGTTGCGGGTGTGTGAAGTAATTGAATAATTGAACGGTCTTGAGTAATAATAGAGTTTTCATCTCTTATTGAAATGCTTTGTTCTATAGATGGAATTTCTATTACCTCTGTATAAGTAGTGCTATCTTGACCGTAAGCTTTGCCTTTTACTTTATCTTCCTGATAATTTACATTATTAGATATCCAATGTAATTTATCAAAAGACCATGCGCTGCCAGCAAACTCACCTTTGTCTTTTACAAGCTCGTAGTTTCCATACACTCTACCATAAATATCAGATGTTTTTTCTTTGAAATTTGATCCGCTAACAGATCCTGAAATCTGCATAATTTTCTCTACGGGCTGAGAAGGTAAAGTTTCGTTTTTAATATTATCAGCTCTTTTTTTATTTATTGTTTTATTTTGATCTCCGGGTATTTGCCCTAAAATAATATCATTTTTAATATTAGTTATATTATTATCATTACTTTTGTTTTTAAAAATATAACTTTCTGAATTTTCAGTTAAAATGCTTCCTAAGATAATTAAATCTACTTTGCCTCCAGAGCCTTCCGAAACAATTGTATCTTTACCAGATATATTTTTTACTACAGTTCCGTCTCTAGTCATTAATATGTTGCCTGGCTCTATTACCCGACTATCAATAACCCCATTTACAGACAAAGCAGAATTTAAATAACCTAAAGAAGTCCCAACACTTGCGCCATTAAAACTTCCAAGCACTCGATCTCTAAATGCGGCATCTCCTTCTACATCAGTTCCACCAGAAAACTGATTGATATTGGTTATGTTAGAAACACCATTTATAGTTGTACTAGATAATGAAAATTTTCCTATATTACCAATTTCTCCAGTTGAATTAGAAGTAATTGAAACTTCAACAGCATATTGATCTGTTATTCCTGCAAAACTTAATTGGTCTTTATATTTAGAGGCGATTGATTTATAGAAATTAGATGATTCTGGAGAAACAACTGTAGATGTGTTGCAAAAAAATGTTATACCATTATTTGCAACAATAATTCCAGAAGAGTTTATAGAAACTGGAGAATTTATAGACGAAAATGTTAATAACGCAATACCAGTCGCAGATGTCGATTGACGTCTTGTTAGACCAAAATTTTTTGCCAGTTTATCTAAATCTGTACCACTAGCAAGTCGTATTGATTGTTTATTTGATATACCGCTTAACTCATCATAAAGAATAGATAACTGAGTAGCAGGAGCTTCTATAAATAAATCTCTTATTACAGTGCCTGGCTTTGTGTCAGCATCTGGTTGTTTTATACGATAATAATCGAGCATTCCTGCTATTATTTGCTCTAACGACCTGATATTTGCCATACATTAATATGTAATTACGCCTAAAGATATATTATATAATATTAATATTAAATTCCGTGCTAACAATGTTAAATGCTTTTGCGGCTACTTTAATTCTTATATCAAATAGCGTTGGCATAATTGCATTTCTTTCTACTGAAACTCCTAAAATAGAAGCAATTTGTTCTTCTGGAGAAACTCTTTGAGAGGAGCGTATTTGCATTTCTTGTAATGATTTTAAATTTTGTAAAGCTACAAATAGTTGATCTCTAGCTATAGTTATCAATATATCATTTTCCAAAACACTACCAATTATAGATTTGGATACATAAGAGCCGTATGATGGATGCATGGGATTTGAGCCAGCTTCAGTTAAACATATTTTTAATATGTCTTGAATTAATTTATCTGTACCCTCTACGGTTTTAACCTTTCCTTGCTCAACCGAAAGATCATAATTTTTTATCTTAAGATCAAAACTCATATAGAAATGCCCAATTAATCATTATTAATGTTTTCGATGCCATTGATAAGTTTATCAATATAAATTTTATCCATTATTCCGTAAAAATCAAAAACGATTGAAGATAATTCTTCTAAAGCTTCATCAGGAGAGCTTCTATCTGAACTTTCAATATTTGTTTTTAATATCTTATTCATTCTATCAAATGCATCATCATCTATAAGCCCCAATAGATATCTTAATGGAAGAATATGTAAAGCTCCCTGTATAGCAAAAATATCACACAGACCAAGTCCACTAAACTCTCCCATTATTATTTCTATTGTTCTTGACGCAGCATTTGCTTTTTCAATATAATTTTTTCTGTCTTTTGATATTTTGTCTAATGTGGCAGCTGATACATCTCCCATGGATTCAGTAGTATCTTTATTAAATGTTTTGGTAAAATTATCAAAAGAATAATCTTTATTATTTGGATTTTTATCTTCAATATTTTTAGAAGTAAAGTTATTAGCCATAACTTTAGCCGTTCTTAATAAGATGGCTTTATCTGCTTCAGTTAATAAATTTTCTTGGTCTTTTTCTTTAGGAAAAAATAAAGGCTTTACTTTAAGACCTCCTTCTGGACCATTTTTTGAAGTTTCAGGAAGCCATAAATATTTTTCTTGAGTACTCTTAACAATGTCAGCCGCTTCGATGAGTTTATTCATCATCTCTTGAATCATTTTTAAATAATTAGCAAATTGTTCTCTGTCAGAATATTCAAAATCAGAAGTAGAAATCCTATCAACAACTTTAATGTCTTTAATTGTTGATATATTTTGAATATAGTTATTAACTCTTTTTTCGTATTCAGAATTTGATGTGTTATTAGTAAATAATTTTTCCCTAATAATTTTTTCTATTAAAGGTCTTTTTGCAAAAACCCCATCTGAAATTAATGTATATGACTTATCATATGTAAATGGTACACATACCCTTTTAGTAGATGGAGTTGCCATAAAATCAATTTTTCCATTTACAATAAATGGTTTAATTATATGATATTTTTTTACTAAAGTAGGTTGTTCATTATTTTCATCTTTTAAAGTAGAAAGATTCTTATTATCGCCACCTATTAATATGCTATTTTCTATTTCATAACTTTGATTAATAGACGCCATATCATTATGTGAATTATTTTTGTCAAAAGGAGATATAAATTTTCTTAAATTTGGGCTACCTTGAGGACCGGCTCCGCCTGAAGATATAACCAGAGCCGAAGCGCTTATAGAAGAGCCTTTTGAAAAAATTTTCAATATTGATTGAATGTATTTTTCTCGAGTAGAAACTAGCTCATCAAAACCAACAATTGGATTAAGACATATATTTAATTTTTTTTGTTTGTTTATTTTTCTATCTTCTTTCATCGAATCGTGCCCAGGACTATACGATGAACCATCAGCTGCTAATACTGGAAAACCTATTAACCTATAAAAAGCATGAGCTCTGCTTTCTTGTGGTGTATTTTCTATATTTAATTTTACGCTTCCATTATTTAATAAAGATTTAATATATTTAGTAGCAATGTCAGGTATGAAAGTTGAATTACTTCTTATTGCATCAATTTCTAATATAAAATCATTGTAGATTTGATCTATATCAAATTGATAATTTTGGTCATCATAAAATGATTTATTTTGATCTAGTTCCTCATCAGACATTAGCTAACATCTCCATTAGATGTTCTGGAAACGTCTGTCTCATCTCTTCTTGCGCTGCCATCTGCGTCGCCAATATTTGATGCTGGTGTGTAGATAAATTGATAATCTAGTTTTACTAGTTCGCGAACAGGTGGAATATCTACATCAGTTGAAATGATATCTTTAGATATTATATCGCCATCATAACCAATCATTATTGATCCGCCACCTGGAAGATCGCTAGTTAAAGATGCTTCAAAATTTTGCTCAATATCATTGTATTCAAAATTAGTTATTTGACCAAAAGTTATAATTGGATTAATTTTGGATGCCATATCTTTTGATATTTCTTCTGGCAAACCTGAAGATAAAGATGCTCCATTTTTTTCTTTTAAATTAACTTTAACTATAATAGGCTTGCTAGTAAATTGAATATTAGGAGTAATTGTAAAATCGCTTTTAGCCGCGTCGAATGCAACAGCAATTAGTTGTTTAATAGTTTGTGTAGTATTATCTTTAAGTTTTCCTAAACAAATATCTGTTGCTGCTTTAAATTCAGCAACGCTTTCAGCTGTAGGATTTGTTCTTAGGTTTGTGAGTGCTGCCGCTAGACACTCTTGAGTATCTTGAATATTTGGAAAACTATCACCATCTAATATTTCTCGGACTTGTTCCGTTTTCATTGCAATATCACCGAATACAACATTACCCATGAATTGTCTAGCGGCAGTTAAGCCAGGATCGCATCCAGCGGTTATTATACCTCTACCCATCAAAGCTGATGAATTAGGTTTAAACGTATATTCTATATTTGAAAATATCTTAGCGTCTGTAGGGTACAACGGAGCGCTAGCAGAATATTCAGGTTTTGCGTGAATAAAATTGTTTAATGTTGCTTGTTCTTCAGATGAAGATCCATCATCATTAAATCCATTTATAATTGTCTTACCATCTTCTTCGTAGCCTTGACCACCAGCGATTTTTAGAACACCATTTTTTACATAAATCTTTTTATTATCATATGTTGATAAATAATATGTTGGTTTTTCAAGAACAACACAATTTTTAAAAATAATATTTCTAGCTTGACCATCTCTGCCCCACCCAGTAGGATCATAAAATAATTTTAAATCAACTGTATAAACGGCTTGACGATGATTTGTTTCAAAAGTATAAGTAGTGTCTGTAGGAAAAAATATTGGTTTGGGAGAAAGAGAGACATCATGAGCATCAACAATATTTATAAATTCTTGATACAAAGTTTGATCCGTATCATAAATTTGCCAAGCCTCTTGCCTAATATCAAAATTAAAGCTATCAAAAGGCGCCGGCAAAACAATATCCGTTTTAGCGCCCACTTTTGGTAAGTACTGTAAGATGCCAGTATTTCTTGTATAATTTCCATTCTTTATAATTGCTGGGCAAACATCGGGAGTGCAACACCCATCTTCACCTTCTTCACCATCACCATCTTGACATGGCGGAATATTGAAAATCATAGAAAGAATGTCTTTTATTATTTGAATAATAATTGCAAATATAGAAAGTATAACAAATAGATTTTGAAAAATGCAAAGAAGAGAGCCAATTTTTTGAGCAATTTCTAAAACACCCTCGTCAGCAGTTTGAAATGTTTTAACCAACGCATTGATATTTCTAAGCAACATTTCAATAAATTTAATTATCTGAGAAATGATGTATTCTATTATTGCCAACAATAACAATAAAAGAGAGATGATCATTAATATGAGAGCGAAAATTGGAAACAAATTCAAAAATTCAGGAATACATATTGTAAATAGTTTTTTTAAAGCCTTTATTAATTTGAATGGATTTGTTAGCGCGCACAATACTTCAATGATACAAATAATCATATTAAGTATTGGAAGAAAAAATTTATAGAGCATAAGAAATGGCATGAATTGATCAAGCAATTTCATTATACCGTCAAAAATATTTTTACCAAAATTGGGAGATAATGCAGGTTTGAGTGCGCCCGGTGGTATTAATAATTGTAATTTATTTAAAATGTCAAGAAGATCTTCTGGCATTCCATCAACTAGTGGCGCGATTGATGGCACTTTTAAAGCGAACGGATTTCCTATCCCTGGTATTGTTGGTCCGGAAGGAGTATCTGATCCATCAAGTGTTATATCATTCGGCGAGCAGGGAATTTTATTTTCCTTCTTTCATTATTATATATAACAATATAAATTATTTTTCTTCACCTGGAAGATTTGGTTCTGATTTGCCTATCAGACTTCCGCTTTTATTTATTTCTTTTTCTAAAGATTTTATAAAATTATCAGAACACTCAATTATAATTTTATTAAGTTTTTCGATATCGGCTGTTTTAACCTGATAGTAATTAAAAATTCGTGTTGCCATTTTCCAGGCATCAGACGAAATATCGCTCTCCATTTGATCATGAGAATATTCTTGCGCATTTTCTTCAGAAAATGCATCTATCGAATTTACAACATCGGATGCGAGCTTTACCATACCGTGAAGCTTGGCTTCTTCAGCTTGAAGCAACAATTTATTATACAGTGTTTTGTTTATTTTCATAATATTCCTATTATTAATATCATTTTATATAGAGTCGCCCATTTTCAAAACTGTTCTTCTTTGAATAGTAATATTTTCAGCTTCTAACGCCATATTTCTATCTGCTGATAGTTTCATATTACCTGCGGCATGCACTGCTATATTTCCTGGTGTCATTATACTTATCCCATTGCTATCAATTCGTATCATATGTGCGTATCCTCCAGCTCCACTTATTCTAAGATCAACAACAGCTCCATAATAACCATTATTTTCTTTTACAAATCTGCTATCTGCCTCAATTCCAAACCCACCAATTTGCATATACAAATCTCCTGACATACCTATTGCTGCGGATCTCATATTTTTATCTCTACCAATATTTGCAACAACTCCGCCTGCCGTATCCAGCCAAAGAGATTGTCTATCTACTGTATTTGCTCCTACATTTAATTCCAACGATCCATCAAAATTAATAACACCAGACCTTCCTCCGGCGTTCGCTTCTTTGCCGGAAGTTTGAATGCTATCAGAAACAATGTTTTTCAGTTCGGGTATTAGATTTAAATCTATGGTTAATGAGGCGACCGTTCCTTTTTGATAATCAATGAATTGATTATTTTGATGAATAAAACATGTTTTTAAAATGTCATGATGAGCCATACCATGTTTTATGTGCGATTTTGTAATTCTATCAATTGGAGTTGCTTCAGCATCTCCATCTTTAATTGAAATAGATCCTCTTGATTTACTATAATTTAAACCAACATCAGCGAATGAAATTTCAGGAGAAGCAAAACTATCTGAAAATATATCCAAATTATCTTTTCTAAAAAATAATTTATTAGGATTTCCTTCATCTTCTTTTCCAAAGGTAGAGTAATTCTCATATCTGGTAAGAAGACTTATATTTCCCGTTTCAGAAGAGGCTGGAACATTCATTTTAAATTGCCCCTCTTTATCAATATCAAAGAAGAAACGACTTCTTAATCTAGAATTATCTTCATTTGAATCAATATCTACTTTAGATGATATTCTTCCACTTTCATCAAAAAAATTTTTTCTTGAATTCATTTCAAAATGAAAACCTATTGATTTTCTTTCTAATTCTTTAATCAAAAGAAAAGATTTTTGTTTATCTTCAGACTTATCCTGACGAATTGTAAATTTATCTTTACCTATAGGTAAAGGATTTCTGTTTATATCTAATATATTTCCAAATATATCTACTACAGTGCCTTTAGTTATTTCCATTAAAAAATTAGGTTCGACCAAACTTAAAGAAAGTGTATCGGCTCTTGATTTTCTTCTATTAGGAAATGAGTAATTTAAATTATTTGTTTTTTTAGATGTGCTATAATTGAAACTTTCTAATTCATCACTCAAAATATTTGATGAGTTTTGAAATTCATATACTATTTCTCTATTTTCTACAAATCCAGGATTTTTATTTGCTCCGGAAGAAGAGTTGTTGGATGTTGCAGAAGGATCCATTCCAATGATTTTATATTTATTATCATAATCATCATTTTCTAGTTTTGAATTTTGATCATAATTCGTATTAAAATTAATATCTCTTTTAATAAGACCGTTTATTTTTCTAGAAGCTTGAGTAAAGTGATTTTCATTTTCAAAATTAAATGTTATTAAGTTTGTTTTAGGATTAGATATACTGCCAGTATTAATATGAATTTTATTTGCATCTGATCCTATTAAGATATCAGAATTTTTACTTAAAACTATTTTAGATTTATCAGATGATTTTATTAAAAGTTCATCTTTTTTTGTTTCTGGTATCGCAGATGTATTTTCGGAAAGAAATGAAACAATATAATATTTATTACCTATTCCTTGACCCACAACAACAGGTGTTCCAATGATTGGATCCGTTCCGACAAACATACCGTTATTAAAATAAAGACCAAATGGCATTTGACAAACAACTGGGGTATTATTTGTTCCATTTATTGCCTGCGACTCATTTAATTTTATTTTAACTTCACGAGTTTCTTTGTCATAAGAACTAATAACTCCTTTTTTTAAAAGCCCTGGGGTTGGATCAAACATTATCGCCTTCTTTTATTGATATAAAACAATCTACTATATATCCAAATAAATTATCTCTTATTTTTACAGCCTCTTTGTTTGCTGTATTTTTAGAAAATGGATTTGTAAATGAAAAAGAGCTAGTTGCCATATTTTTAGCAGAATCTATTGCTTTTTGTGAAGGAGAGTATGGATTATTATCTTTTTTCAAATTAATATGTTTGACTACAACTAAATTTGAATCAATTGGATCTGAATAATTATTATTATTCATTTCTACAAATTCTTTAGGAACAGATTTTCCTATTATTATGTCTCTTGCTTTGTTTGCAAATGTATCTAATTCCGTTGAACTTAATTGATCGTCGGTATAATAAATTCTTAATTCTAATTTTGTAATTATTTTTTTCTTATCATTGGCGCCCGCCAATTTATATTTGGCAAATGCCATCATGTTATTGATCGTAATAATATCCTCTTGACTAAAACCATTTTCTTGAAGAGTTAATACACCCAAATTAGTTTCATTTAAAAATGAATTTTGCCTTTTTACAACAATATTTGCTTTATCTCTATTTTTATAAATTAATTTTCCAATGATATCTAAAAATGTCGGAATATATTCTCCGGGAGTATGACCGTATGATAAATCTAAATCGGTCGTAAATGATCCTGCGCCAGAATATGAAAATGAATGCCTTACAGATTCAACATAAAAAAGCATTCCTCTGCTTTCGATGTAAATAACTTCTCCTGGCTGCATGTATTCATTGCCAATGATAGTTATGCTACCTCGTATTACATTTTTCCGGGCTCGATTTAACAACATGCTTGCGTAAGGAGCGCATTGAGTCTCCGGATCATTTAAAAATGGAACGCTTACAGTTGTTCCTGGTTTAAAGCCATGCATTCTCCAATTATCATAATCAACTGCGACTGCGGATGTTAGAACATTTCCACCGTTAAATACAGACCCCTCTGAAGGGACAGAAAGATTAAAATCGCTAAATATTCCATTGACCTGAATGCTGGTGTATTCTGGAGATTGTCTAGAAACTGATATATTAATAATTTGAGTTTCTTTTATTATAAATCTAGAGCCAGAGCCCGGTCCCAAATCATCGAAACTCTCATCTTCAATCATATGTTCATATACTTCTGGTATTTTTGAATTACCAAAATTTCCTGAAGGCATTAATTTTGTTGTAATGGAATTATCATTATCTAATGATGTATATTCTATAGAGTTTTTCAATGTTCCATAAAATAATTTTAAAAGCGATTGACGTTCTTTTATTTTATTTTGAAGATCTTTTGTTAATTTAAAAACATCTATTCTTTTTGAGCCGGTTGCAACTTGAGAATTTGCGGCAGTTTTTAAAATTACATAATCATTAATATTAACTTTATTATTAAGTCTTGATAATATTTTTGAAACAATAGTATTTGTATATAAACTATCTACATCATTAGAGCTTGCATTAATACCTTCTTTTTTTAAATTTTGTTTGTTTAAAGAATTTAAAATAGACTTATATTTTTGTGCGGAACCAAAACTACTTTTATTAGATATTGATTGTAGTCTTATGTTTTCGTAATTATTTATAGATTGATTTTGGGCGCCAGTAAAACTTGAAGTTTCATTATTGGCAACTTTTAAAATTTCATCAATTTTAGTTATACCACCATTTTGTTCTGAAATAAAAGAAAACTCTTCTCCTGTTTCAGATCCATTGTTTCCAGATCTTAAGAATTTTATACATTCTTCATCAGAGAAGTATCCCATAATTGCCGAATACAATCTAATAAAATCTTCTGTCTCTTGAATTTTAACTTTAAGTGATGATATTTGATTTTCAAAAAAATCATTTAAAAATTTTGGATAGATTTCTATACCAGTTGATGATTTTAAATTCATCATCTTATAAAAAACAGAACTTGGCATTCTATTGTATTGTGGAAAGCGAGCTCTTATATGACCTTGAGTATCACAAAATACTTCCATGTTTAAAAGCTCTGCAGTAGTTTGGATTTTTTCAGAAGTATTTGTATAATTATTAGCCATTAAACCTATGCTTCCAGCAACAGATTTATTATAAGCCATAATATCATAATCTTTATCATAATTATCATCTACTATAAATAGATTTTTATCTGTATTCGCTCGAACATCATATGACATTCGTCTTGTAAGCATGCTCATTTTTTTTCGTAAAAATCTTCTATTTTCATCGCTATTTATAGTAGCATCTAATTGCTCTATTTTCTTTAATTCTGCATTTTGATCTTTTTCGTACGCTAATGCATCTGCTAATTTTTTATCGACATCTTCTGTTAGCAAATCAGCTTGAGCTTTTAAATCATCAAACTTACTATTGTAAGTTTCGCTATTTGAAGAAAGAAAATTAGCAGCTCCAGCAACAACAATCGCCTCATTTATTTCAGAAAGTTTATTTAATTTATTTTCTATATCTGAATTGATCTTAGCTGCGCTAGCTTTTGAGCTAACCATTCTTTCGTATGATTTTTCATCAACTACTAAATTTTTAAATGGTATAAAATTTCCCCACAAAGCATTTGATTTTGTTAAATTACTTTTTAATACAGATAAAAATGATGAATTATCATTTGTAAATTTACCTACATCTAGTCCAGAATTATAATAAGTTTCAAAATTATAAGGAACTCCAGATATTAATAAAGAAATTGTATTCATTACATCTAATCCGGCAAAAGGTTCAGAATAAATATTTGGTGCTCCTACCCTATTTACATCATTATCCTCAAATGAACGAGAATATTGTGTAAATACATCTATTCCTTTTTTCCATCTGTAAGATAGTCCGTCCGGAGCATGCATTACTCTTGTAATTAATCCATTATTTTTATCTATCGAAGCATCCTCTACAACATTATTAGGGTGTGCAATTTCGCCAGCATTAGGACCTTGTTTCTTTTTTAAGATGCCAAGATTTAAGAGAGTTATATTTTCATTTAATAATTTATGATTTTCTGCGCTCCACCCACCAACATCATCAAAATTTTGATCGAATGGAGTCAAAGGATCATAAATTGATCCATTGTAGGTATCCACACTGGGTTGAAAATTTATTTTACTCATGCTAAAATATCTAGCATTATCATCTGCGGTTATAGCTACTTTAAAAGATCCATCTGACCAGCTATCAGATACGGTTTGTATAATTCCTCCATATACATGAGTTCCTTCTTTTTCATTTACGAATTGATCTCTTAAAACATTCCATAAATAATTAGGAAATTCATCTCCAACATAAATAGATTTTTCTATTTGAGTTGGAATGTGTGCTCCGGGATTAAATAAACTATCAGCCGCATTTTTAAAATTAGTAGCAGTGTTATTTAAATTTTGAAGCATGCCTGCTCCAGACATCATTGAGTTTAAGCCTGCTAGTATTTTACTATCGTATCTTGATTTTGAATTAATATAAACATGAATTGAATCTTGTTCTTGAACAATCAATCTGCCTAGAAAATTAAATCGAAGTTCTCTTCTTATTCCATTCGTTTTTTGATTGTTTTGTATCATTGCATTTTGAGAATTTTTCTCGAGTTGCATTTTATTATAAATTGCTGCAACTAATCTTTTGAAAATGGAAGCTTCTGTTTCTGAATTTTTATTTCTATTTTCATTGGAACTTGGGTTAGTATCCAACCCTTCAAAACCTGCAAATAATCCATCTTTTAAATAGCCTTCGTTAATATGAACGGCATTATTTGTGGATCCTGCAAGACCTGGAATAATAGCAGAGCTTTCATTGTAATCAAATACTATTTCTACGCCAGTTCTATCTATTATAGCAACCAATCTTTTTCCAATCAATGTATCTGGATTGACTTTAAAAGAAATATTTCCCGCTTTTCTTAAAGCGCGAACATTGTTTAATTGCTGTTTTGCTTTTTCAATGATGTCATCAGCGCTTTCTTTTCCAAATTGAAAAACCTGACTATCATTGAAAAAATTATTTGTATCAGCTATAGCTTTTTCAATATCGTATTCCGTTATTAGCATTGCTTGATAAGGATCACTAATATTTAAAGTCATTGAAGACGGATCCAATCGAATAGAAGTATTCGTATTAAAGCCTTCAAAATTTGTTATTTCAATTACTCCAGTTCCTTGCCCAAATTGCGATTGAATTATATTTGTACTATCGGTTATCCATTTTGTATAGTTAGATGGAGAGTTGTAAGCATATATTTTTTTAATTTTATCAATTGTTTGAGAAAATCCGCTAATTTTGTTGGCAAATGGATTAGAAGAACCTAACCCTCCAAATAAATTTGCTCCTTTTTCAAAACCATTTGACAAAACGTCGGACAATCCAAAAATTAATGGCATCAATTGTTCATTAACATTTCCACTAGCTTCGGTTAAGTTTTGTATTTTGGATAGTTTTTCCAATGCAGCTATTTGATTGCATTTGTTTTGAAATAACACCTTCATTGTTTTAAAATAAAGTTTTTCTTCATTATCCATGTAATCAGTTCTAAAGTTTTCGCCCATTGAGGAAAACATTTTTTTCTTTATTAAAACTGTTGCGGTAGGCTGTTGAATTAATAAATCAAATTGTTTTGGCGAAGCGTTAAAAGGATCTTTGCGAAGATACCCCTCTTCGACGTATTTTCTTTCAGCAGAATGATCTACTTGTTTTGAAAAATCACCAAGATTAATTTTTTTGTTATTATTTTCGCCTGTCGATAAGTTATCGGAAATAGAATTCGATAACGCATCACCAAGTTTTGATAGAAATGACATTATTTTTTAACTGCTCCAGAAAAAGAATTTGGTGTTGTGTATTCGGACTGACCATTATTTGCGCTTCTATGAAATGGAAAGTAATTAGTTCTATATCCTCGTCTTTGAGTTACTGTAAATTTAATATCATATTGAAAACAAAAATTATCAGCTCTTTCAGTAACGCTCATACTTTCAAAAAAGCCTTTATAAACAACACCGTCATAATACATTTCAACTGTGAATGCTAATTGCGCTAATGAAGGAATATTTTGTGTTGCCAAGTTGGCGCTCGGAGAATTTAATCCTAAAATTCCTCCAACTAAACCAACTCCTCCCGCTTTGGCGGTAGCAGATCCTCCTCCTAATAGACCTCCTAAAGCGCCGCCAATAGCATTTGATATTCCTGCGGCACCAGATCCAGCAAGAGCGTTATTTGCCGCGAGAGAAAGACCAAAACCATCGAATGCTAATTGCTCTGCTCGATATATTTCACGAAGAACATTGATGCCTTCAATACCAGAAGAGCCTGTAGTTCCACTGATAGTTAATGTAGTTAAATCTTCTCCCCAATATTGAAGAGCGTATCCGCCTTTTGTTCTTGTTTTATTAATAACTTTGGCATCATTATAAGTTATTCCTTGAGGATTAATATACATTTTAATTGCTCCAAATTCTGGAACAAACCATGTTATTATATTTCTTTTAATTCTGCCTGCAACATTATTTGGAACTTTTTGAGAAGGAAGTCCATTACCATCTGCTTGATAAGATGCTGGCAAACCAAAGCCATCTTGATTAAAAGAATTCGTTGGCGTTGAATTTGTATTACCGTTTAAATTATTTTGAACTTCATTAATAGATTTAATTGTTTCATTTAGATCAAATTTAGCCATTATCTATTCCTTCCGTTAGGAAATGCGGTTGGTGAAGTTGCTCTTGCTTGCGCACTTTCTTCTGAAACTTTTCCGCACTCAATACACATACCTTTAATAGTTATTTCCATTTTATTGTTTGTAGCGGCGGCATCTGATCTATTGTTGTTATTCGTATTTGAATTTTCTTCATTTGTTGCAACTGGTCTTGCTCTGGGAGAATTTGCCATTCTTGCAGAAGGAGATTGATATGCTGGTAAAGCGTCTAAAAACATTTTCTGATTTCTTGTTTCATCTGTCATTTGATTATGAGCTTGCGCGCTTTTAATACTATCTTCTAATTTTTTTCTT